GCTGTAGACCAAATTACTTTTGTATTTGAAGAAGATGATACGCTTTGAGTAGAATTGTTATAATAAGCTAAAGTAGAAGAAATAACCGGATCACCACTAGTTCCGCTTGTTCCAGAAGTTCCACTTTGAGGCTCAATCAAAACACCACGAAAAGTCAATACATTTGCAGTTGTAGTTGACAACGCAAATAAAACCGGCTTTGAAACTTCTCCAAAGTTACTTGGTTCTGTAGTTGTTACCGTTCCAGCAGTAGTTTCTGATAAAAAGTATATTTCACCAGCAGTCAAACCTGACAAACCACTTATTAATCCATCTACTACCACTTTAAAAGTATTTGCAGTTACCGACTTAACAACACCCAATACTTCTGCATTTGCGGCGCTATCTGCTTGCGCCAAATAAAAATCTGAACCATCATATCTTATGACATTTCCAACAGCAAAAGTATGACCAACTTTTGTAAACTCTTCAATTAAAGAAGTGCCGCTCCCTGTATCTAATTGTTTTTTTACAATGTTATCTTCAACTACTAATTTATATAAATTTTCTGAAGTTGTTGTTGTTGGTAATTCAGTAAATACTAAATTATTACTACCGCTATAATATAACGTACCTGTTGTTAAACTATCTGAATCAGAGAATTTTGGTATATATCCACTAACACCTAGACCATCAATAACATATTTATTTGGAAAAACTCTATAGACTTCTGTTTGTATTTGATTTTTTGTAAATCTTAGAATATCAGAAAAATCAGAGTAGCTTCCATCTTGATAAGAAGCTCTAACTTTTACATCATAGTTTTTATCTGGTTTTATTGGAAATTGAATTGACGGTTCAAATTGAGAAAATACAAAATCAGAAGAACCTGTTATTCTCGACGCTAATAAAATACCTGTTTCATTTGAAACCTGACTAACATTAGGTTTAACATGAGAAATTATTAATTGATCATTGACTTGAAAACCTAGAGCATTATTATCTCTAAAATTTGTTACATCCAACGTAAACCAACCACCTTCATTCGTGTCACTACCAACAGTTACCATTCGATAAACACTAATATCATTTTTCTTCGAAATTTTAATTATACTAGCAAGACTTGACAACCAAGTTGCAACACTAAATCCATTGTCGTCTGTAGCGTCAAGATAAATCTCACTAACGCTATTAGAAGATAAAAATAAATCAGAACTTAAATTACCAAGCCCAGGATCAACAGAAGGGTTAACTTGCCCTAAATAAGTAAACTCTAAATCAGGAATTAAATTAGAAAACTTGCGATCTCCTGAATACGTGCCTGTATAAATACTTCCTGTATACAATCCACCACTTGGTAATATAAAAAAATCACTAGCGCTATCGTTGTAACCATACACAAAATACACTTCAGGAGTGGTTATTGCTCCAGATGGAATTCGAACTTCTGTTACGTATTTTAATTTTTTATTTTGAGGATATATATCAAGAGGCAAAGAATAATAATTATCAATAAACAAAGTATGATCTTGCCATTTAACACCTGAAGTTCCAAATTTATCAAAAATAGGAGTTGTTCCAGAATAATAAATAGAAACATCTTCACTTTTTACTGTTCCAGTACCAGTACCAAATACTATTGAACTTATTGATTCTGTTTTTGGATTATTGCATGTAAATACATAACTAGAATTATCTGCGTCTCCATCTTCATAAACATACGCTTCAAAAGATAATGGATTATCAGATCTAATAGCATTCCATTTTGCTATAGCTTGTATATCTAAACTTTTATCAAAAACATTTTGCGTACAATTTATATAACCAGTTATATTATCTATAGAAAATGGAACTTGTTTAGTATTATAAAAAGAAGCTTTAATTCCAGAACTTAAAAAATAATTTCCATTACCTAAATAATCGTTTGGAATAACTACTAAATTAAAAGGCAAAGATACATCAGATCCGTTTCCATTTAATACTGGAACTTTTATTTCAAAAAGTTGTTTAAATCTAAAATCCTCGTAATCAAAATTTACGGAATAATATCCACTAACCAGTTCGGAGAAAGTACCATCAACTGTATCTGGAACAACAGTATTTTCAATAACAGCAAAAACATCAAGACTTTTTAAATTTTCAAAATTAGGAGAAAAAGGAGTAATAGATACAGGATTTTTATTATCTATTATTACATCTGTAATCTCAGCTTTTGGATATGTTAAAAGCGCGCGAAAAACGTCGGTATTTCCAGCTAAATCAAAAGTATTAAAATCTAAAAAAAACGTTCTTGTGTTATTTAACCCCGAAAAACCAGTAAAAGAAATTATTGAATCAGCAAGATCTAGACTGTTAAAACTAAGAAAAGTTTGATTTGTGTTTGAAATTAAGTTGCGTATTAATTGTCTAGTATTTCCAGTTGTGTATAAATCTACCGTTATGCCTGAGAATGATTCTGAATCAATTTGCCCACCTTGTATTACAGTTAAAGATTCTGGATCTTTTACAGACAACTCAAAATTCAAAGTTGATTGATTTATCTTTCCAGAAACGAATTTAGATTCTACATCTAAACCAAAAAGACTTGGATCGGCTGTAAAATCTAAAGACGAAAAAGCATTTAAGTTACTAATCGATAAATTCTCTATTGAAAATTTACTAAAACTAGTAGTTGTTGATCCAGTAATTATTGGCATATATAATATTACACTTCAATAATCTTGTTATTTACATCAAAAAGATAAATTCTTATTCCTGAAACCGCTGAAACTATTTTATTATTTGTTGAGAATTTACCTAAAAATATACGCTTATCTGATATATTGGAATCTTGAATTTTAAATTTTAAAGACTGATTTCGTAAAACGACTTTAAACAATAAACCGCCCTTTTTATTAAACACTTCTTGGATATATCCATAATATTTTTTTTCAGCAGTCGTTCCGTTTTGTCTTTTATCATCTATAAAATTAAAAATATTTGATATTTTTAAATTCAACACATAATAATCTCGCTGCGGACTAGAACTATAAACCAAAGACGATTGTTGTTCATTAAAATTAAAATCAACAGTTAAACCATTTATTTCATTTAAAGAATAAGGTGCTATTTCATAATAAGACGAATTCATTCCTGACAGATCTACTTCTTTTAATGAATCTGAATCTGCAAAAGAAATTGTATTGTCAACAAATGTAAAGTTTTTTTCAAAACTTCCTTTACTCAGAGATTCATATTTCGCCTTATCGTGTTTTATACAAAAAAAACTATATTCATTATTACTTGTTTCTGAAATGCTTACAACTTTATATAAATTAGGACCAAGGTTGCTTTTAGAATTTTCAATTATAAAAGGAGTAGAAGACAAAATTTTAGTAAAATTATAAAATTCATATGTTTCATCAAAATAAATTCTATTTGTATCGTTTTCTATTCTGTTTATTCTTAATTTAATTACATCTCCCAAGTTTAAATCATCAATATCTTGATCACTAACAGATTTTTGCTCATTCAAAGACGAGATGGTTTTCTTTTGCACATCGGCTAGAAATTTAATAATTTCACCAGTCGATGTTAAATTTATTTTTCTATCCACAGTTATATACTTATCGTTATAATTGATGGAAGTTACCCTTCCTTGTAAAACAGAATTGTTTTTAAATTCATCTTCTATTTGAATAACATCACTAGGTTTTAAAATCAAACCTTGTAAATCTGTTGTAAAATTCACTGTTTGATTTTCAAAACGATTTGTAGCCAATAACCATTCACCTATTCTTCTTGCTTGATGCCTTGATGTTATACCAAAACCTAAAATTTCTTTTGTTACTATTCCATAATTATTAACCATCAAAGAATCTTCTACTATTTCTACTTGTTGATCGTAATTTAAATATTTATCTCTAAACATTACTTTTGCCACAGAATAATTACCGTCTATACTAGCGCTGGAGTAAGAAAACAAACCATCTTTTACATTAGAATTATTAAATAAATAAGAAACAGGTTTTTCTACATCTATCGTTGATGTTATAAAGTTATTTTTATAATAAGTAAGACCCCTAAAAACAGAAGCTATATCATTAATAACTTTTAAAAACTCAGTTTCATTATCTATTAATATATTACAAGAAAATCTTTTTTCTAATTTGTCTCTATAGTTTAATGTTTTAGGCAAACAAAATCCTTTTACATTATCATATTCCAATATTTCTTTTGAAAAGCACGGTCTATTGACAAACTGTTTTGGAAAAACAGCTTTTACATTATTTGTTAAATTATAATCCAACCAATATAAGATACTATTTTTTGCACCTGACTGTGTATTTTTAATAGATTTATCTATTTTATTAGTCAATGTATCATTTGAACTTTCTAACGAACTAATACCAACCGAGCTTTTAATAAATTCATTTAAAAAACTAACGGTTTCTGATTTTTCAAAAAACTTTCTAGGACCAAAATCATTCATTAATTTTATTCTAAAAAAACCTCCGCTACCTGAACTTACATTTGTTATCACTTTATTTCCACCGCTGTCTTTACTCAAATTAACTTCATCAACTGAAACTATTATTTTTTTAAAATTTTCATCAATAGATTCAGTATCATTAGAAAGATTATAAAGAAAAATTATTGAATTATGAAGGCCACCATTTAAATTTGCATTTGTGCTATCGTTTATAGATGGATATTTTTTTCTAAACTGCTCTAATGTGTCAGCAGAAGAGCTTTTAGCTATTAATATTGTGTTTGCATCGTATATTACAAAAGAGTCTTGCGAATAAAGAGACGGAGTATTGATCGGAACCAACTCGTCACAATATTTTGATATTTTATACAACTCCCATTTATTTAAGTCTTTATCTGAAATATTTCCCGCCGAAACGCCATATCTGGAATTCGTGCATATATCATTTAAAATCCAAGCAGGATTATCTGTCCATCTTAAAAAATTGTCAAAATTACCATCCCAATTTCCATCATATTCACCAATTTCTGAATCATAATTTTTTGGGACTTTTATTTTCAAAAGTTTTAAATCAAACGATCTTTGAGGATCACTATTAAAATGATTAGAGCTAACTGAAGATCTAACAATAGAAGAAAATGGATAAGAAAAAGATCCTTTATTTATGATTCTTTCTATAATAGAAGAAACACTGATTTCTTTAAAAACGTCTCCGCTTTCCGGCGATACTTTTTGAGTTAAAGCGAATATTTTTACATAATAAACGTTTCTATTTACAGTGTCTAAATTTAAATTTATTGGAATATTAAAAACATAATTACCTTTTGATATACCAGTTAAAACAAAAACTGCGGCAAAAGTATTTGGACTGTTATCTTCTTCTATTAAAATTCCCATAGAAATACTACCAGTAACAGTACTACCTCCACTAGTATTAAACAAAGAATCTGCTTTAAAGTGAATAGACAACTGATCGCAATATTTATTTACAATTTTATGAATAAAAACTTGAGTCTTGTCAGAAGCGTTTCTAAGGGTGTTTATGATATGTAAAGATTTACCAGCGGGTGAACTGTCAGGGGTATCACCTGATATTTTTGGTTGTGATAAATAATATTTATCATAAACCATAGAAGTTACATTGTTTACCATTTGCGCAGCAAAGAAACCCCTTTGTTGTATATTTATACCCATCGCTGCTTCAAAATCAACTTGATTTAAATAAATTTTCTTATTATAACGATGAACTGTTGAGGCGTATTGATTTTTATAATAATTAAACTCTTCGCCATAAGAGATATCAAAACCCTGTGTAACAAAGTTTAATTTATTTAACCTATCATCAATTAATGGAACATCATTAAAATAAACACCTTTTCCTAAAACTAAACTTTCTACCGTAGCAGTATTTGAGTCTGTAATATATTTTAGTAAGTTTCCTTCTTTATCAACAAGACCTTCTATAGAACCTTCACATATAACATCTAAATTCATCATTCTTTCATCAGATTCTAATTTGCCATCAGAACCAATAAATGAAAAAGATTTTTCTATAGAAACGGTATCTACACTACGAACGAAAAATGGTAAAGGGTTAGGCATTTAATTGTAATTTAAAAAGTTAGCTGTTTATTTTTAATTATCGGGTTAAGGCTGACCTAAACCGTCATAAAAGCCAGGCCAAGGTTCATCAGTATATGTATTATCAAATCTTGGTATTATTATTATATCATTTGAAATAACCAAGCTTCCAACTCTTAATCTTCCATATCCTAATGGAACTGGAGCATTTCTATTAAGAACGTTATTTATTCCTCCTAAAATACTTGAATTTGTTTTCACATCTTTTGGTACTTTAGGGCTTAAAATAATAGATAAAACTATTGATAAAATCATCAGAATTATACCTGTTATTATAAGTGCCGTTCCGCCCCCTTGGATTATAGGAATAATTTCTACTTTATTTTCGTTTTCTAATATTCTACTTTTCAATAAATGAGGAGGCAAAATTTTTCCATTAACATAAACTATGAAATGAGTAACAAACTTTTGAAAATCAGAGAAGTATTTGTTTATTTTTTGATTATTAGCTTCTACAGCTTCAAAAATTTCATAAACAGAATCAACATTTAATCGCCAATTCTTACCTAATTTTTTTCCCAATATTCCATGTAAAGTTATGTCTATCATATTGATTTATAATAAAATTCATTATTATTTACACTATAAACTATCATTTTTAAATAAAAGTATTGTTGATTTTTTAAATCCCAATCTGAAAACCCAATCAAATTACTATGCGCTGGATGACTATGAAATAAAACAACATCATCGTCAAAAATACATTCTTTTGGTGAAATTAAAAAATAATTAACAGGATCAGGATGCACATTGATACATTCAATAAATTCATCATAAACATTATTTTTTTTAATTAAAAAACCACATATCTCTGTAGTTGAATTTACAGATTTTTGTTTTAAAATTTCTAACAATTCTTTTTTAACCTGGAAGTCTGTAATCATAACCTACTGTTCCTGGAAATCCGCCAAAAGGTATGCCAACATTTGAATTACCAAATCGTAATAGACAGCCATTTAAATTTTTAGAACATTTATCTTCTTTCCAAACTTTTGTGTTATAAAGAGGATTTTGTCCTTTTACTGTATTTTCTACGCAAACAAAAAACTTAGCAGGTAAATCTGAGTTGCTTGAAATTGATTTTTCATTAAAATCGTAATTTAAAGACGGATCAAGTTTAACAAAATCTCCTTTTATATATTCAGTGTTATTATCGTAATCTCCTTTATAATTTAAATTGTTTAATTTGTAAGTTTCGTAATTTGTAAAATTTATTTGTTGTTGGCTTTCTAAAAATATTTTATTATTTTCATCCGCCATTGGAACCCCTAAATTTCCATCATCAGGAAATGAATCAAAAAAAGCAACACTATTTTTATAATCTGTTCCAGTTGATGTATAAGCAATTGGCGTTTTATATTTACTGGCTAAATAAGTGCTAACAGCTTTTACTTCATCATTTGTCAAAGCTCTTTTATAAACGATTATTTCATAAACAATTATTTCACTTACCTCAAAAAGATTAATACCAAAATTTTTGACATTCATAACACCAGGAGTTGGTTTTCTAGTTATTTCATTTCCATCTCTATAAAAAATCGTACTAGTAGTAGTTGCTGTTTTTGGTATAACTGCTGCATATACTCTATCTTTATCAGTAGTTTTATTTACTTGATTTAAATTTATAGCATATCCATCGGCATAAAAATGATTATCTTCATAAGTATTCCAATATCCTAAATTAAAAGTGTTTGTAGTTTGAGACAACCCCCTTCTTTTATAATTCTGCCCAAATTTTGTTATGTCTTTCATCGCACTGACGTAAAAAATAGTACAATCAGTATTCAAACCTGAAGTAGTAAAATCTAATCCAATAGTCATGGTATCTGCAAAATCAAACAAAATCCCTGTTTTGCCCGCTGTATTCGTAAAAACTTTAAGATTGTTAGATAAAGTTACTGGAGTGGAGAGACCGCTAGAATCTGCCCATGCAGTTAATTTAGGATATACAATTGTTGTGCCATCACTTATTAGCAAATCAGATGTGCCAAGAACAGTTTGACTAACACCATCTTTAAACCAAGCTACAAGGTCCGTACTATAACTTGGAATTTGCGTTAAATCAGTGTATGGAAATTTTTGTATTGCTACACTTGGACCATCATAACCATTAATTTTTCCATAATTACATCCACAACCTCTGTATTGCCACTGACATGCATCATTGAATATTTTTCTAGACGGCACAACTAAACCGTCAATATCCAATACATTTGCTAAAAGAAAATCAACTTTATCTTTTTGTTCTACATTTTTCTTTTGAATAATATAAGTATCATTTGATATAAAAGAAGCAAAAGAAGAAGAAAAATTTTCCCCCATTGTATTTTTATAAACACCTCCGAAATTTACATCGTCTAAATCTTTAGCTAAAATCTTTTTTCTAAAAAAACGACAACCTAATAAATCGTTTCTGTCTTTAATAAAATTACTTATAAAATTATTAATATTTGAAATGCTTAAAACAGGACGATTTTGTTTTCCTTCGGATGAATATTCTAAATTAGAAAGCTCACAAGGTATATAAAGATAAACTGCACCTTTAAAAATTAAATCTTTATCGAAATTCTTAGATCCATGAAATCTAAAATAACCTTCGAAATCATTAATTTTTATTTCAAACAAATCTATAATCTCTGAGTTTCTTAGTAAAAAAAGATCTGACATAATTATTATTGTTTTTAAAAAAGATTTTCTAATTTATGATTGTTTTGTAAAAAACATATTTAAAAAAGGATGAACTAATGCAGGAGAAAAACCAAGAGATGTACTAACATTATTAATATTACCGCTCAATTGAATATCGCTTGTACTTTTTAATATGATGTTTCTATAATCATAAACTAATGATTCCGTTATATTTCTGGTTTCTAATTTCATCTGCGAAAACGAAGAATTTGAAACTCCATGTAAATAATCAAATAAAAACAATTTTACATTTGCATCGGTATTATTACCTCCATATAGATTCGACAAACTAATCTTAAAAGTCCCAAAACTCTCTATCGGAATAGTCTTTTTTAATTTCATACTGCCATCATAAGTTAACATTCCATTGACAAATGTTTGAAGAGTTAAAATATTATTGTCTTTGTCAACACTAGTTATTCCAGAAAACATTTCAACAAAATATAAAGAAAAAGTATTTAGATTTGTAGACAACACAGTAGCAGGAAAAGCAGGATTAGGAATAGTGTTTAAAACAAAAGGAACAGCAGTAGCAGGACTTGAAATGTTATTTTTAAAACTAGATATATTTGCAAAAGGAATGTTATTATAAATCTGAGATGATTTTTTATTTTTAAACATCTCAAAAGGATTAAAATTAGGATATTTGCCCCTAAAATAAAATAAATCATTCCTGATGTTTATAAAATTTTCATAGTCTAATCTTGCGTCTGTATTATTGTCCGAATACACTTGACTATTTAAAGTGTTTCCTATAAAACTAGCAGTTGGAGAATAAAGATATACTTGATTTTGTTTGATAGTAGTTATCGCTCCAATATTGTAATTTTGAAGCTGATTTGCATTTGTGCTATCATAAAAAGAGTGAACAGCGTTAGCTTCATTAATTATATCTGTAGTACCACTTGCTTTTCCAACCGCATAAACTAAAACAGTATAAGATGGATTAGTTTTTATTGGTAAAGTTATTGTATTTGAAATTGCTTTATATCTATCAAGCTGATAAAAATATTTATCATAAGCTTTTACTACAGAAAGAGGATTGTCAGCCGCGTTCGTTAAACTAACATTAGGACTAATATTTGCATTAGCAGTCCAAGTGGGTAATTTAACTCCTGTAAAATCACCAACAACCAAGTTAGAAGTTTCAAACTTAAATAAAAGATTTTGAGTGTTTGGAAAAGTTTTTTCTCTAAAATTAAAAAAGATATTAGGTAGTTTTTGTGTATTAGTTCCTATTGTTGCTATAGGCCCAGCGTTAGCTTCCGCGCCTAAAGGTGTTACTCGCGTATCCGCTCCTGCGTTCAATAAAACACCTTGTTGAGTACCACCAACAGATGCGTTTCCTGGAGCAGGTATGTTATTGCCTTGATTTGATAAGGTTGTAGCAACTGATTGAGGCGAAATATTTACAGTTGTACCTGCTGATATATTGTCCTCAGAAATCTGAACCACATCGTTTTGGACACTAATTCTATCTTCATCTAAAGTTCGTATTGAAGTTGTAGCCATATTATGGATTTGGATTTATGAGTCTTAAATCTACATCTGTTATATAATTTATTCTTGACCCAGGAATAATAATGTTTTTAGTATCAGAAGTTGTATTGTCTGTAACTAGAAGCGCTTGACCTCCAGCAACACCAGCATAAAAAACGCTATCAGTATCTTTATATAGATAATATTGAATTGTTTGTGCATTGTTTATAACGTTGTCTAAATTAAAAACAGGACCGCCATTTTTTGCATCGCCTACCGCACTACCAGCTTCTCCACCCAAACCATATAATTTTATATTTTCAAATTCTAATTGCATTTTAAAAATATCTGTAGCATCAGTACTAAATAGAAAAGTCTTGTCGTTTGGAACTATAAAATTTATTGCGCCTTTTACAGGTGAACTGTTTATAGGTAAAGCCGCTTTGTAAACAGCAAAAGGTTTTTTTTCTGGAAAAAATTTAATAATAGCTCCCGAATATTTTGTGAAATCTAGACTACCACCGTTATTATCTTTTAAAAACTTCAACAAATCAAAATCAACTTCACTATCAGAAATCTTACTGATTTGAAAAATTTGAGGAGTAAACTTCAAATTACTTCCCGGCGAAGGAGTTAACCCGCTAAAAGCTGTATTATCTAATTCAGGATCATAAGTTGTAAATCCAGTAACAAATGTTTGCAAACCTGAACCATCAACATTTAATCCAGAAATTCTTGCAAAATAGTTTTGATTTATTGATAAATTTTGTAAAGTTACTGTATAATCTTCATCTAAAAAAGAATCATATTTTCCAAATAAAGGTTCGTTTTCATTAATATTATTTTTTATTTCATACGTATCTATTGAAATAGGAGTGGTGAAAGAGCTATCTGAAAAAGTTTCTACCCTAAAACCTGTAAGATAATTTTCAGATTGTATTACGCTCCAATTATATTGAATATTTACTTGGCTATTGGGTAAATAATCTGTTACAGCATAAAATTTACCAATTCTTTTTGGTTGAGGTTGAGCAAAAACTCTTTGTCCAGAAATATCAATTATAATATTATCATCTACACCCCCTAAAGACGAAACACTTTCAACAGTGATTCTCGCTGTTTCATGACCAGTATGCTTACCGTTTGGAGGCGATAAAGAATAATTTGAAAATGGTTTATGTAATACAAAAACAACCCCAGAATCATTTGGATTAACTACTTTAACTATAGAATCGTTATCTGATGAATCATTTATTAAACTATCAGATATAAATATAGTTTTATCAGGAACATCACCACCTAAAACGTCAGAACTTGTAATGCCTGTCAACAATGTGTTTGATATTTTTATTGTATATTCAACCGGCGAGTTACCACTATTAATTAAAGCCAAGCCAGTTGAAAAACCAAAACCTGTTGGCACTTTATTTAAATAAAAACCTGTATAATAAATACTCATTACGTTAATTTTATTTGTGTGTTAAATAAAGCCTCTGGATTTGCGGGATTTTTAAATTCAATAAATTTTACACTAATATCATTATTATTAATGAAATTGTATGTATGATTCCATTCTGGACAGTAAACCGATATTGTTTTGTTATAAGGTTGCGGCAATGTATAAGAAAATATTTTAAAACCAGCTTTATCATCTAAAAATTTTAATATAGCTCTTGCTTCTTGATTTGTTCTCCTATTAAATGATATAGAAAATTCTAATATATTATAATTTATTCCATCTTTTGAATATTCGATTGTCGAATTCTTCATTTCAGTTGAAAACAATCTAACGTTTTCATTTATATCGTATTCTAGATCTCCTTTAAAATAAAAATCTTTAGTAAAAAACGAATTCGCACCTGTTGGGCTTTCACTTGGGCCTATCAATATTTTATCAAAAGGACCGCTGGCAGGCCCAGTAACAGGTCCAGTTGCATTAGTAGAGTTTCTATTTATCCCTGTATAAAAATAATATCCTCTATCAATAAAAGAGGTAGAAGGATAATAAAAAACATCATGAGTGGTTAACGAATCAACAGTTTCCGTATATGTTTTAATTTTAATTTCGTCTAATACTACATGCATTCCTTTATAATCAAGAGAGCTATCATATAAAGATTCCGCCTCTATTGTTATTTTATTTATGTTATTATAAGATGAATTGAAATTTGCTTTTTTAAAATATAATTCTGCATTAGATTTATAAGGATTAAATAAATTAGTAGTTACCCCTTTAAATCCTTCGTATATACTTTTATTAGGTGATTCCGGTGTATTTTCAAAGAAAGCTATTAAACATTTTGCTTGAGCGTCTGTTAATCCGTCGTATACTAAATTAAAAGTTGCATTTAATGTATTTATGGTATTTACAATATTTGTTTTATAACCGTCTCCCATTTTTAATGGAGATAAATTAGCAGTAAAATTTGCCGAAGAACCGTAATTGAAATTAAACAAATCATTTATATTTTTTGTCCAATAATCTTTTCCTGTAAAAAAGATAGGAGAATATTGCTCTCCAACAGGTACGTCTTTTTTAGCAAAAAATAAGCCATCAGATTCTGGGAAGTATTTTTCAAACAAGTATTTTTCATAGTAATCTATTTGTGTTTCCGATAAGATGCCTGAAAAATAGAAAAGATCATAATAGTTTATTCCATTATTTCCTGGATTATTTCCTATTTCAAAATAGCTAGAATTCCATTGAGCATTAGGAGAATTAATTTGCCCAACTTGAAGTCCATTTTGCCTAACTTTTAAACTAGTGCCAGCGTCTTGAATTAATGTAAAAATATTAGTTTCATCATAAATAGGAGAAACAGCAAAAAATGAAGTGGTATCTAAAATAAGTTGAGCCTGCAAATTTCCATTTGTTCCCGCAACTTGTAAAGATCCATTAGGTGAATCTAATGGTCCAAATTTTATTATTTTTTGTTTATCTGTGTTGGGTTTGTTTGGCGAAGAAACGTTAGCGGCTATAAAAATAGTTCTCTTAGTATGTTCAAAACCAGTACCACTTAAAAATTCTAAATTTTTTAATGTTATGTATGGTTGATTAAATACTACATTTGGTCTTACATTATCATCTAAAGAAAACTGCAATAAGTTTCCACTGTTAATTACTTTATTTGTCCAGCCCGTAATATTGAAATTTCCATCAGTTGCAAAATCTTCTAAATAATCATTATTAAACCAACTACATAATCCCGTATTTCCAAATCCAGTATAATTAGGATAAACTGAAATTCCTGTAATAAGCTGATAATCTATAATATCAAATTTGTCATAACTCAAAAGAGGATCATACTCAAAAATATTTTTTATATTAAGACCTGAAATAAGTGAACTCATTTTATATTAAAGTTTTTGTTTCTGGTATTGTTTGAATTATCTTTGCGGAAGCTAATAAATATTGACCTTCTGAAATTTCATAATTTTGATTTGTTAAAACCCCACTCACTTTAAATAAATCTAAAGAATTGTTATATGTGTCTTTCAATGTAATATTTGTAATTGCAGATTTTCCATCGATTGATAAAATTTTACCTAAAGTATTTGATTTGATTGATAATTCAGATGTTTTATTTAATTTCGCCACTCTAAAAGGAACAACTTCATCAACATTAAAGTAAGCAGGTCTATCGCACGACATATTATAATCAAAAGAAACAATAAAACCAACACCTTCAATATCACTTGTTGTTATAAATGATTTATATCCATTTGCTATATATTCAGGAACTAATTTATTATTTAATGTTAATCTCGATTGTTCATTAAAATCTTCTAATAAAACATTTCCATACCAATCGAACTCTGCTGATATAATAATAGGCTGAAAAGGTTCAACAGAAAAAGAAAGCGATTTTGAATACACTTGATTAATTTTTACTCCAGCAAAAGAAACATCTATCGGAGATTCATTCAATCCGGTAATTTGTAAAAAACTAGGCAAAGACCCTGTTAAATAAAAATCAACTGATAAACCACCAACCACTGCGCCATTTGGAGCGTAATTTAATAAAGACCCATCATTCAACAAAACAGCATCAACAGAAGCTTGTGCAGATAAGCTTACATTACTTGCATAATAGTTTTGATCGCCAAATCTAAAATCAATATTTTGATAACTTAAAAAGTTTGACATTTTAAACCACAGTGTAAGAAATTTTAGAAATGATAGTGAAATCAACTGGAGATGTTTTTCCTCCATTAGTTTCACATATTCTATATTGTAATAATCTTCCTGATGAAAACGCTGTTGATCCTTGGAATAGATTCTTAGTGGCTCTTTTAACAGTATTTCTTGTCATCGACGAAACATCAACATATCCAATTATTCCACTTGTAGGAAATGTGACTGGATTGCTTGGAGGGCTAATAAAAAATCCAGAAACAAATCCATCAGGAGTACCTGCATCAAAAACCGGCAAAACAGAAACTATTTCTAATCTATTAACATTACCAACTTGGCTATCGGATGATACTAATTGAATTTCTTCAATTGTTCCAGCATATGGAGTTATGCTAAACGGCGCAAAACTATCTGTATGACCACTAGGATTTGTATTGCAACTTCCCGGTCCATAAAAAAATGGATTAAAATATATACAATTACCAGTTACTCTCGTATGATGCACTTGTATAAATTTACCTTTACAAAACGCATCATCTGTAGTATAACTTCCTTTTGCATTTACATTGCCATTGTTATCAACAATAAATTTTGCAGCAGAATTATTAGTACCACCACCATATAACAAAGCGAAAGAATTAAGATAAGAACCTGTATTATAAAATCCAGCAGACCACATTCTGTTTAAAGAACTTGCGGCTCCAGTTGCAAAAGTCATTAGCGCCATATCAACAGGACCAGACGCATAAGAATTTAAAATCACAAGTTCTGATTTAGCTCTTGTTTGTGTTTCAAATATGCTGTTTGTGTAATCTGATGTCGTAACATGCAATTTAGCCGACATCGAAATTTCCCCAACACCCAATCTTTTAGTAGATACGTTATAAACTAAATTATTAGAACTTAGACTATTTGTAGGACCAATAGAAAAACTATTGCTATTTAAATTTATATACCCAGTATTTGCCGTATTAGCTAACGCTTCAGAAACTGAAGATGTTGAAGACCTAATCCTTTTTGTTAAACCCGCGCCACTAATATCTAACGGATATTCAGGTGTGATATTATTTATTCCAACATAAGAATTTGTTCCATTTTCTATATATAAAACATTTGTACCAATGATTACATCGTTTATGCTATTATAATTAAAAGTCAAAGGATCTGACGATACAGTGGAGCTTATATCTGCATTTTGAGGATCAAAAGAAATACCGCTATTTGCAGCTTCAAATTTTACTGTTCCGCCAGAAACATATAATTGATCAGTTAAATTAGCTGAACCAGTAAATATTCCAACTCTACCACTCACATCAATATTAAAAACGCCTGTATAATTAGAACCCGCGTTTTGAGATACTTGTATATAATAATCAGTGTCACTAGCTTTTTTTACAGTGCGCCAAACGACATCTGGAGCGAACAATGAATACGAACCTTCTCTGGCAGCAGCGCTCGTTCTTAATCTAACCTCTGGAGGTTGACCTCCGTAATCGCCAATATCCAAAGAAACAGATGGACTAAAATTATCTACTCCAACGTATCCATTATCGCCAACAGTTAAACCACTAGGAACAGTCTTACCAATAATACTAAAAGAATCAACTCTAGCCGTAAGACCAGTCATTGATTTTTGTAATTCAGTTAATGATAATTGACTAGTTGTACTGCTTGTTGCAACAGCAAATACATGAGCATCGGTAATTCCTAACGATGTAATAACTGGTAAGTCTGTAAATTTAGCCATTTTAGTTTAAATATGTTTTATATGATAGTTTTACACCAACAACATCATCTGAAGACGAACTAACTTGTTCTGATTGTATTATAGCGTTTGAATTAGTAAAATTAAACAAAGGAACAGAATCTTCTATTTTTAAAAAAGAAAATAGGTCTGTTAGAACACTGTTATTTATTGCTTGAAGAGTAACACCATTATGATCTGTTAAAGGTAAATCATTTAAAATAGTACCATTAACATTAATTGTAAAAGATGCAACTCCATTGCTGTTTAAATCAGAAAACAACTGTTTAGTTTGATAATCATCGATATCTAATGTAAAAGAGGTTTCTACTTCTATAGGGCTTACGATACTAACTTCTACAGGAACTTCAGAATTACTTGCTCTCAATGCATAAATTGGCAAATTTTTATTGTTAAAATTAATATTAAAATCTTTTACTCTGTTTGAAGTTGAATTTCTGCAAGTAATATTTATGTTTTTAACTTGAGGAACAAACACTGAACCCGCATAATTATTACCAGATGGATTAAAATTAGGACCAATATTGCCAAAAACATCAAACGACGATTCTATCTGAGGAATCTCTCCAACCGAACAACTTATTCCAATTGATTTTAAATATCCATCTTGAAAAGCAAAATATTTATTTTTATAATATAATCCAGCACTTACTGGTACTGCTGAATAATTTAATTGTTGTCCTGTTAAAATTAAAATCGGATCATTACTAACTAAATATCTTGATAAAGATAACTCAGCAGTTGGTATCGATGATATAACTTGTTTTACAAATCCTTGGCCTATAACGTTGATTGGTTTATAATCTATATTATATGAGCCATCAACTGATAAAACTCCAGACAGAGCCATTCCTCCTAAAAAGAAAGTATTTTCGTAATTTAAAGTTGCGTTTTTCATTATGTTCTTGAGGAGTTCTTATACAATTCGCCGCCGTAACGTTTTTCGTTTGACATCGATCTTAAAACGATACCATTAATTTGTTGAGCCATTTCTTTTGTAAATGCAATATCTTGTTTTTCATAACTAGAAGAGTTCGCTCCGTAAACTGATTTACCAGATTTATCGATATTGATTGCAATGCTAGTGGCATTATTATTTGTGTTATTACTTGATGTGGCCGTAGATCCACCTTGTTGATAAGCGCCAGCGTTCATAGAACTCATCGTGCCGAGTCCGTATTTCTTTACTGCTGTATTATTCATAACGTATTCGCCACCAGTTAATAACGCTGGAATTGTATCTGATAATCTAGATCCATAAGGAACAAATCCGCCATTATTAAACCCTATCAAACCACCAGTTTGTTTTCTTCTTCCTGTGTTTGCAGCAGTTGTGCTTATTCCAGTCTTAAACAGGTTACTTAAAAATCCAGAACCTGCTGTTTTTTTTGCTGCATTAATTC